GTAAGATAACCTGCATTAGCCGTGCTGATGGTAAGAGCGTTAGTTGTTCCTAATACTGCCCCACGCGATAGTACAAAGGCATTGCTGTCACTGGCGTCAATACCCATCGTCCAACGCTGATTTTCGGTGGTCCCTGTAGACTGCAAGAAGTGTAGAAGAGAGTCGCCGCTCGTACTAGCATTTTCTATGGTAAGTCCAAGAGTGGCGTCATTTAGCGTACTTGAATCAGCAATGTGAACAGTCGAATCACCTACCAGTCCCCACTTACCCATCACAATGCTGTTAGTCGTCGTGTTTGAAGCTATTGTGGCTCCGCCCATGGTAGCGACGCTAGAACCCAGAGAGAATCCGATATCTCCTGAAACGCCGCCATTGAGAAGCAGCGTGGCACTTGCCGCATTGCCGAACGCCCCACCAATACGCCCTTGCGCCTGCAACATCAAATAGGTATGTTCAGATTCGGCGTACGAGAACAGCGTTGACAATAGGTCAACACCATTCATATAGGCGCCGATTTGGAATCTGTACGGCTCGGTTCCAATTGAACCATCAATGTCTTGATACCAGGCAATACTGCCTGTTTCGGCTAATGCGCCTGTCGGCAATGCGAACCGCACTCCCGTGAGTGCATCGTTAGAGATAAGCAAATACTTATCTGCCCCGTCATACATCTCCAGCTCAATGTTGAACAGCCGCATCCCCTGCGTCTTGTCCACGGTGAATCCGGAGAAGCCCGATGAAGCATCGAGAGTCAGGTTATTGCCAGTGGCGAAACCAAACTCGTCGCCGCTGTAGTCAACAAATGAACTTAGATTACCCATTGTAACAACGGGCAACACATTGTTCCACACCGCCGTGCTGTCCGGTCGCGCGTATACTGTAATAGTGGGGCCTGCATGTGACATCAGCGTCGAAGTACTTGTTAGTTCAAGGTAACCCGTACCCACTAAGTGATTCGTATTGATGAGTGAGTCGCCTTCAGCCCAATCATTCGCACCTGTACCGTCTTGATTGCGAACTACGGTATACGAGTAATTGCCCGGTGAACCACTTGCGGAGCTAGTAATTTTAATCGACTCAAATTGCGGGACCCCGCCAGGCGCTGTCTGCAACATGGCGAAATCGCCACTTGCAAAGAGGTTGTGGAACACGTTAATTGTAGTCGTGCCACTAGCCAGATCTGCCACAAGACGCGTTGTTGGGGCGACGATGATACGTCCACCGATAGTTGCCATGACATGAGAAGCAACTAGGCTATCGGCAACTAGCTCACCAATGTAAAGGCTGCGCCATTTACGATTATAATCACCTAAATCTGTTGCTAACGAGCCGCCTGGCAAAACATCTGAACCTGTTGGCGAAAGAATAAGGTCGCCTCCGGGGAGAATAGTTAGATTGTCAGATCCGGCAGTGGTGATACTTCTCGCGCCGCCAATGAATTCTAAATTCGCATTGATTTGAGGGGCTACATTGAAAGTAGCCACACCGCCAAAGGCATGTGTACCAGACCAACTAAAGTTATACCCTTGATTCACGCGGACATTGTCCGAGTTAATCTCAAGGCCATTACTTACATTAACCGACATAATCTTGCCGCTGATCCCCAAACCGGATCCCGCGACACTGTCGGCCAAATATAAGCCTGTAGCATCAGTTGTAAGTCCGGAAGTTCCCGGCAGCAAGATTTGAATGCTGTCGGCGTTGACCTGGAGACCGCCCGTGGATAAAGCAACAATATCTAAGACTTTTGACGTTATGGTCAAACCTGCGCCGGCCACACTGTTGTCAAGAGCTAAGCCGCTAGTCACATTCAAACCCGAAGTGGCGGCTAGATCAATGGCAACCGCGTCGGTGTCAATCTTAATACCAGGGCCTACATTAACCGCCAATACTTTTGACGTAATTCCCAAACCTGCACCTGCTACGCTATCAGCTAGGTAAAGGCCTGTGGAATCTGTTGTTAAGCCCGAAGCTCCGGGTAATTTAATTTGCAATGCATCTAATGTAACTTCTATACCGCCAGATGCAATTATATTAACTGACAACACGCCTGCAGACAGGGATAAAGCGGATCCGGCAATACTCGCATCCACAACCAGTCCGGAGGTAATGTTCAGGCCTGAATTAGTTCCTAAATCAATAGCAACGGCATCAGAAACGATTTCAATACCGGCGCCAGTGTTAACAGCCAGGACCTTGCTAGCGATAATTAAGCCGGCGCCTGCAATACTATCGGCAATGTAAAGACCTGTTGCGTCTGTAGTAAGGCCCGAAGTTCCTGGCAATTTAATCTGGATGTCATTTGCATTTACAGTCATGCCCCCAGTAGAAAGAGCAATAACATTTAAGACGCCTGTAGTAAGCGTCATGCCCGCGCCGGCAAGTGATGAATCAACAGACAGTCCAGAGGTAGTGTTTAACCCTGAATTTGACGCCAGGTTAATTACAACAGCATCTGAAACAATTGTTGTGCCTGCGCCGGTATTAACAGACAATACGCCTGACGCAATAGCTAAACCGGAACCAGCAATGGTAGCTGCGACCCCAAGACCGCCACTAGTGCTTAGACCTGAACTAGTGGCGAGATCAATAGAAACTACCTGCCCGGAGTTAACGTTAATACCCGCACCACCAGAAGCTTCAAAGTGGTGTGCGTTGGCATCAATCACGTGCAAAGCCAGGTCAACGCCGTCGATTGTGCCGCCTAGCGTGATGTTGGCATCAACGTCTAAGTTGGCGACACCGGCACCTTGGTTGGTGATGCTAACGGTCGTCGTGCTACCACTATTCGCATCGATAATCATACTGCCGCTATACTGCCATTCGGCTCCTCCGATTACCGCGCCACTGATCGAGCCTGACACAATCAGTTGATTTGCGTAGATCGTTTTCCAACGATTAGTTCCTGAACCCAAGTCCCAGATATTGTCACCCCAAGGTTCAGTATCCGAGTAAATTCTAAACAGTTCGGAAGTTAAACCTACCGTTCCTTCGCTGTTCATATTAAACGTTGTCGAGCCCGTTAAACCCACAGCACGCAAAATAATTTCAGAGTAAGAGTCGTAAAAATTGTTGGTCTCCATGAGCATGGTGATGTGCTCGAGACCTACGGGGGTTGTAACACGGGCCGCCGACAGCCGTGCAGGGCCAAATGCCGCCCATCGATCATCTAGATCGAAAAACCAACCAATGTATGCTTCTGATCCTGGAGTAATGTCTGATGGCACGTCATTTAACAAGAGCGACAGGCCCGCATCATCCATGATGGTTTCAACGGTGCGTAAGGAGCCTCGCAAGTATGCATTATCGCTGTACAGCCCATAGCCTGACGGATTTAAGTCAGTGTCCGGAACGCTGTCCAGCAAACCGATCATGGTACGGATTTGATTATTGCCAGCATCATACGGATTAGCGCCAGACCACGTACCGATCTTAAACCAAGGCCCGTCTGCACTCTGTAGAGTACTAAGGTGTATGTAGCCTTGCCCGCTTGCGCCAAAGTCAATAGCTACGGTAGCTTTCTTAATTGTTTGATTAGTAGCACCATCACGCAGTGTAAATGTCCACGACTGGTGGCCGCGCCCTTCGGCATCTAAGCCAAGAGGGGTGTAGCTAGTTACTTGGCCCCAGATTGAGCCGTATTCAAAGTCATCAGTGTCATCTAAATAACGCAGCAGCAACCAATCATTGACTGCAAATATCTGACCAGTCATCGCCGGATTGTCTTCAAATTTGACTGTTACTGTACCGCCGAGGCTGCTGGGCGTAACAAAGTCATCGTGAATAATACCCCGTGACTTGCCCCAATACTCCTCACCTTCATCAATACGCACGACATCAGCCACAAAGAGACGTGTGTGTAGCTCATCCGACTTCATGGTATTGATGGTTAGTTGCCGCCTGCCCCCACTATTTAGATGCAAGCTAAAACCGTGGATAGGTAACCCGTCAGCATAATCATAGCTGCGGAAAGTTTTATCACTGGGATCAGCTATCGTGCCTAAGATGAGATCGTCGACGGTGTCAATGAACAGATCGCTAGTAGCTGTGATGTAACGATCACCGCCCGCGAAATCGAGATTCGCATAAACCTGTGGGTCGGTGTTAAATCGCACGATGCCCGTATTAAACGTATGACTGCCGGTCCACGTAAAATTATCATCTTCGTCAACCCGATAACGGTTGCTAGAAATCTCAATACCATTACCCGGATTGCCTAAATCTACTCCGTCAATCGTAACACCCGCATCAACGGCAAGATTACCTTCCAAAGCACGAGTACCATCAAGAAGTAAGAATTGCGGTCCTTGGGCGTTGGCTAAAGAACCCGTATGATGCGCACTAGACAGGGCGTGTGGAGACGGCGCGCCGCCACCACCAGTTGGGGGTCCTGGATCTACCCAGTCAGGATTACCCTGATCAAATTCCCGAATAACCAAGATACCGTTCTCAAAGCGCATTTTTACGGGCAAGTCATCAATAGCATCAACACCTAAATAATTGACTGCCGTAGTTTGCCCTAAATCGCCGTCTTGACCGCGTGTAACATACACACGATTTGGGTAACCAGGAACGTCATGCGTATATGAACCGTCAGGATTCTTGATGCCCAGACGTCCATATACCCAATTACGTTGTTCAGAGGCGAGCGATAGTTCCGCAAATGCTTTAGCCAGTGCCTGCTCGAGTGAAGCCATTAGTCACCTAAATCCACTTCTACCGTAACTGCCGGCGTGCCTGAGGTTTCCGGTACCCACGTTAGCGTGGCGGTGGATACCGTGCCTTCTTCAGAGTACTGGTACGTGACCGTAATATCTTGCACAAGGCCCCTAGTAGTAGTTCCTTGTAATTCATACGGAACACCGCGACGCGAAGCATATCCCGTCAAGTCTAAATTCACCCACTGCATTAACGCGGGTTCAATAGTATCCTTGATCAACTCCCAGGGTACTGTAATTGTGGCAGACTTAACACGCGCATTTAGCTGCGCATAACGATGACCTTCACAACTGTTTAAGGCACTTTGACTGATTGCAATACGTTGATCACTACGATTATTAACGTCAGTAACACCTTGTCCTGGGGATTCACCGGGCGCAATACTAAAAATAGGAACAATTACGTCATGGTCAGCAAGTATTGCGCCGCTGCGCAACCAGTGTACTTCAGGATGTCGTTGATAGTTAAACTGTATGTCTATCCACTTAGTATCGTCTAACGTAAGTTGTACCGTGCCGGAACGTGAATCAAGTAGGTTCGGATTACGCACCATAATAAGCTGGCCCCGACGGGTACAATTTAATAAATGATCGGGAGTAACCGCATTGCACAACGCCGCAGCCTGGCTATAAAAATCCGATTGATCGCTGCCTAACGTGTTAAACGCAAATGTTTCCAGCGTGGCGCCCCCATACTGCATCCAATCACCTAACTGCAAAATGTTACTGTGCCAATACAGTATATATTGCAAATACTGTAAAATCGATGGATTGACCATCTGAGCCCAAGTATCTGCTTCGGCCCATGTGTCTACGGACACGATGCGTTGTGGAAACGCGGGTATCGTAGTCATCTTGGTGGCTAAATCATACAGAGTTAGGGTAGTATCTTTCACAGTACTCGTTTCAGTTGCATGAGCACTGAAACCGTCTGCATGATGCCAGCCGATAAATTGCATGTGTGATCGATCTGTAGGGCCTGAAGGTTCGTCATCCCAGATCATCACCAAACCACCGTCTACAAAAGTTGATTTCGCCATGTCGTCGAAAATCTTTACAGTCATTTGTTGACCGCTTAAACCAATACGATGACTCATTATTTGAAAATTCGTGGTCGACAAATCATCGTCTGGATCACGTGCAAATACGGGAATGTATGCTCCCACTGCCGGACCGCTAAACCCTGTCGCAAATACACTGAGTGTTACCCAGTAGAAACCTGGAGGAAAATCCCACGTAATTGTAGGACCAGTTTTAACGGAATACGGGGCCCACGCGCCTGCCGTTTCATCGCCGTGAAGTAAATTATTATTAGCTTCCCACGAGTAGCCGTCGACGGGTTGTGCAGCGCCGACAGAGTCAAACTTAAAACTATTAGAGGCGTTAAAAGTGACCGTCAAATAACCCGTGGTGGGGTTAATAGTGCCTGCAATACCGGGGCCGCCATTACCGACAGGTCGAGGACCATCCGTGTAAATAGTATAAGGGTATACACCGTCTTTGTAAATAGTATCATTGTCGGCCTTATCAATAAAAACAGGTTTAGACCACGGACGCATGTCATCTAAAATTGTTACGTATAAATTATCGGCAACATCTAATTCTCCGTCACGAGTACCGCGAGGGGTGCGCCCTAACCCAAATACAAAGCCGTCAAAACCGCCAGACCAACCTGCGCGCAAACGTGCGCGTCCTCGATTATCTAAGCCGGCGCTCGAACCCAGCAGCAGCAATGAATCATGAAATGGGCGATCATCAGTAAAGCCGCCTGTGGTATTCGTATGAATAACGGTGGAGTCCACGTTAATCGTAGTTAGGGGATATGTAGCGGACGCCATATTGATGCGTGAAGTAACTTTTGTAAATGGCTGCAACATAAAAAGACGCTGCGTCATAGCTCCACCAAATCCCTGCACAATAACATGATACCGCGTATATAGAAATTGCGTCGACTGATATCCTGACCTGTACGTGGTTTTATAATAGTAGCATTAAACCGCGACTCATTATAATTCTCGTCCGGGCCCGTTACAGTAACAAGAGCCGATTTCGCAGAAATCAATCCAGATAACGTTAACACGGCTTGGTACGCAGCGGCTGTTTCAAAGTAATCCCACATTAGACGGAAGAACGGACCTTCATCTAATACCGTTCCATCAGGCATTGGAATGCGGCGCGTGTATTCTAAACCTTCACAGCGTGGTTGGGGATCAAATGCAACTAATGTAACAAGTGCTACGCCGTGACCTGGTTTAATGCTGTATGCCATTATGCGCTCCTAAACAGTTCCACACGCCCTTTACCGGCCGCTCCGGCTTATCGGAAAGGGTCTCGCGATTTGCTACAGCTGGTGGGCGTGTGGAACTACCAGCGTCCTACGCTGTTGTATTTGGCTGCTTTTTGTACCCACTCTAGCAATGCCTCGCCCATTAACGTTTTGACTTGTTGATCAGTACGACTGCCGATATCACCTAGTACGATTGTAGGCGAAAAATTGCCTATGTAAAAACCACCATTGTTTACCGTGCTAATTCCGGCACCTTGTGCAGGCACGCCACCTCCGACTGGAAGGAATGACGTGTCAGGCATGCCCATCGAAATACCACCTCTAATGCGTGCAGCAGCGTCAGCATCAGCAAAGGTTGATCCGCCTGTGCCGGTAGTGGTGCCGCTAGTGGACGCCATGGAAGTTTCGCCGGCTTTTCGTTTAAGTTCGTTCATTCGATTGTCGATGGCGTTCAGACGATCGTTTAAGGCTTTCCACTCTTCATCGTTTTCAAACTTGCTGCGATCGCCCCCGTATGCTGCCTGGATTTCGTTCATGCGGCCGGCAACACCTACGCGCTCATTTGTCAAGTTATTAAGTTCGGTACGCTCGGCAGGTGTAAGGCGATCGACTCCACCATTGTTTCCTCCGCCGCCGCCCGGAACCGTGGGAAGATTGCTTACGCGATCTTCCATATTGTCAAACCATTCATTAAATTCGTCAATAGCAGAGTCAGTTAGTTCTTGGTGTTCGGTAATCCAGTTATCGGTTTGAATGCCGAGAGCGTTGATCTTGGCGTTAAACTCGGTGTCTAAGGCGGCTCGTTCGGCAATACCGTGCTGTTGGATTTGATTAAGGCGTGCAGTCTGCTGGTTATCCATCTCCGTCAGCTGATCGGTATGGTCTTGTTGTAAACGTCCTAATCGAATACCACGATCAGTGTCAGCCTCTGTGCGCTCTTTCAGGAACGCGGCTTGCATGTCCAGCAGCCGTTGTTCGTCTGCCGCCGTAGCATCGGCCAGGCGTCGAGCATGGGCCTCATTCTGTTTTTCGATGGACTCTTCCAAAGCCTCGCGCTCGTCTTCAAGACGGCGATCAAAAGCCTTGTTTTCTTCGTCTATTTGTTTCTGGTTGTTTTCTTTTTCTTTGGCGATCGCTTTGTCATGGGCTTCTTGTTGTTCTTTTTCAAACTCGGCTAACCTTTCTTTTTCTTTAGTGATGGCTTTTTCGTGCGCTAGTATCTTCTCTTGTTCTTGCTCCTGGAGACGCACCCGTTCTTTTTCCAGGTTTATCTTATGTGCTTCGTCCGCTTGTTCTGTCTCACGCTCAAAATTACGCAATTCCTCGTAAACGGCATTAGCGTCTAGTCGAGAAGCTGCGTCGCTGAGACGGTCCTGATGCTCTTCCACCGCACGCTCACGATCACGGGCGAACTCACTTTCTATTTCAGCAATTCGTACAAGGCCGTCTTCTCGTGTTTTAGCGATGTCTTCTTCGAATTCGGCTTGGCTCTCGGCTAATTTCTTAGCGCTGTCTTCGCGAGCATCGGTGAGGCGATCGGCCAATTCCTCTTCGCGCTCTTCCTCTGAATCTGCCGCATCTTCGCGTATTTTTTCTAAACGCTCGTTATGGTCACGCTGATACCGAGAAATGCGTTTGGCGCTTTCTTCTTGCGCCTCTGCAATGGTACGAGCATTATCTGCTTCCCAGCGAACACGCTGTTTTGCCGCATCAGCATGGACCTCTGCAACTTCTTCCAGATAAGATTCTTCACGCTTAATCCGCTGGCGTGCATAATCTTGGGCTTCACGCGCCATACTTTGCTCATACTCACGAATAGTATTTGCACGTTCTAGCCCGTACTCACGAGTGGTGTTCAAAATGTCCATGGCCGTTTCGCGCTCAATATCGGCACGTCTCTGGCTCCACTCCACCATCGCATTTTGCTGTTCTTCGTTATATTTAGGCGGCGCACCTGCATAACCTGTAGCGGAAGTCATCCACGCTGGAACAGGTGCTGCTGGACCCTCAATACCTAACAAGTCGCCTGTAATATCGACGACAGCTCTCATGGCGTCGCCTAACATGTGAGCCTTGTTGATCATATCAGTTAGCGTAGCTGCCCAAGCCTTACCCATTACATCGAGAACGGGCCCAGCAATTTGGCCCATTAGCAATGTAAAGTTTTTCCAAGCCTTCCCAGCTTGCTCCATACCAGTTGCCTGACCTTCAACAGACTTAGCCAATTTACCGTACTTGTCGTCGGCAACTTCTAAAATAGCATTCTGGTACGCCTGCTCCTTCGTCAAAGCGGAGTTAGCTTGCTGCAATTCCGCAGCCTTATCACGCACTTCAGCCATGCCCAAACCAAGTTGGTCGAGGCGGAAGCCTGTTTGATTTAAGGACTCAAATTGTAATTGCTGAGTAACGCTTTCGACGGGCATGCCTCGGGCAATAGAAATACCTCGAGATGCTCGTGCAAATTTTTCAAGTTGTTCACTTGATTTGGCGAAGCCCGTAGCCTGCAAGTTCAAAACATTGCCTAATGCAGTGGCGTCATCTGTTACATTACCTGTAGCGTTTTGATAGACCGCAAGTAACTCATTAAGCCGTTGCTGACTGCCCGCAAGATCTAACGCGGCTACCATCTGTCGCTCATAAGCCGTTGCAACTGTGTCTGCCGCGGCAGCGGCTTTGCCTAACTCCATTGCAGCCAAACCAGCGCCGGCGGCTAGGCCCGCTGGACCCATCGCTGCACCACCCGCCAAAGCCCCAACAGCGCCACCCATTGAACCTGCTGCTGCCCCTATTGCACCTTTCGCGAAACCCATTACTGACATGGGTTGTTGACGTTGAGCCTGCTCTCGGGCTTTTAATTCGGCGCGGAAGTTAAGTGTAACACGCTTTTCTGCTTCAATGGCAGTGGCGGCTGAAACGCGTGCCTGCTGTTGCTTCTCGACGCCTTCAGCACGCGCAGCGGCAGAACGCTGGGCACCTTCTGTGCGTGCGGTAATGGTGGCGCGTTGTTCGCTGCCACGAATCGTCTCAGTTGTCTGACGAGTCGCTGCCAGAGTAATGCGTTGTTGATTCTGGGTTTCTTTGGACGCGTTGTTAGCCGCACGACTGATGTCTCGTGCGGCTTGTATAGCGGCTTTTGAACCAGCAACTGCGCCGGTTGTTTTGAAGTTTACGTTAGCTGTTGCATTGCCAACGGTTGAGCTGTCGCCTTCAGCCATTAGTGGTCACTCAACATTTTCTGAATGTCCTGCATAATGATCGGAAACCAGTAATCCACCGCCGGACCTAAAATAGCGTATCTACCGCCGCGTTGGGTCTCTTCACCAAACGGGGTATAACCTTCTAGATACCACCCATGTGCAGCGCCGTGAGACATCATTAGTTCTATCAACTCATTTGAAACGACTTCAATATCCGTGTGCAGTGTGGACACGGCTTCGTAGGTTCGATCTGACCAGACCTTGTTTGCTTGCATCCAAGAAGTAATTTCTGGTGCGCGCTTTTCAGCAATATTCCGCAAACCCTTCTGCACGGCTGCTACATACCGTTGCATCAGGCGCTCCACCATTACTTCGGGCGCGACGTCCCAGATGAATTCAACTTCCACAGGTCCACACGCCCTTTCCCGGCTTTAGCCTGACGAATCTGCCAAGGCTTTGCCGACGATGTCATTGAAGTTGAAACTGAGATCTGCGGGCATTGCATTCCAAGTCTTAATGCCGTTCTTCGAATCGCCTGCGGCTTCTTGTATGGTGATATTTTTGGGTTTACCGATGCCCGTATCTGGATAAGGTAGGCGAAATTCTGGCTTTAACAGTTGTGCCAAAGTATACTTATTTTGCCACTCTTTGTCTTTGCCAATACCGACTTCCTCACGTTCTTGCAGTGCATTCTCAATAACGGTGCCAAGGTGTAAAACGGCACTGTCAAGTTGGTAGCACACCCATTCGTTGTACTTTTCGGTAAACCCTGTTATACACTCACTCGGCAGCTTGCTGAACTGGCTCGCCTTCCGGTAGATCCCCCAAATCAGCGACTTGTTCGAGACGAAAGCGTAGCACCTCCTGGAGGGGGTCCGTCGCCAGTCTATAGATCTCAAGCTTTTCCTCGTACAACACGTCTTGGATTGTTACTTCGTCAGGGCCCTGTGGCACTTCCTTAATTATCGGATATGCTAAGGAAGCAGCAGCAACAAGGTTAAGCAACTTACGCCAATCAATGGCTCTCTGGGAGTTAGTACGTGTATCGCTTTCCGGATCCTCTGCCCAGATAATACGAGTTACCTCGGCGGTCAAGAAATCTGGAATCTCCCCGGCAATGAATAGTTCAGTCAGGTCTACGGGTTTCCAAACAATAACCCGCCCTGAACTAATCAAACGCTTCTTAATGCCTCCTGAGAGCCTCTTCCAATCCTGGATAGGGGTTAGCTCCAGCTCGGGGAGGTGTGGAACCTCCCCCGTGTTGCCGTTAGTACCACTAATGCCGTTAATGCCGTTGCGTTGCTTTGCCATGTTGCTACTTTCCTTATATTAGAGCGTACCGATGTTAGCTGGCGGGAAGACGTACGCGCCAGTGGTCTCACGTTGAATGAGATTGAGAATACCGAGAGTTGAATCGGGGACAGCCAATGCAGTGAATTCGAGAGTTTGGAACCCGCCGAACTCGTTCATGCTGATTTGGATGTCGGACATGACCTTGAGTTTGGGTCCGAAGATAAGTTGATCGCCGCTACCTTCTTCAGCCAAGCCTTGGCCGATAATACCGAAGTATGGCATGCGTTGTCCACCCGGGATGCGCAAACGACGCACCCGGTTCGGACTAGATAGACTCGATGCCGAAGCAACGCCGGTAACGACTTCGAAAACGTCGATAGGTGCGCCGCTGAAGCGAATCTGGTACTCGGCGGCAAGCGTACGAGAAGCAATGGCAGTGATTTGGTCATCACCATTATTCTCGGCGGATTGAATGCGCAAACGGGTTTGAACCATTTGCACACTCATAACGTCGACGGCCGTACCGTAAGACCCCGTCGAAATATACGGCGCTACTTTTGCATCGGCGATACCGTAGACGGGATCACCATAAGCTGAAAAAGGCATGTTATCCTCCTGTTACTATAGGTACTGCATTCGGTGTGGTCGTGGTTCGTTCATATTCTGCGATTAACTGCAGAAGTCGTGCCGCTGTATGATCCCAGGTTTGATTTTCACGCAACCATTGCGCTCCGCTAAATGCCCGTTCGACTGCCCAATCTGGGCGAGCAAAACAGTCGAACATCCAGGCGGCAAGTTCGTCGATGTTAGCTTTGTGCCAATTCCCGGCCAGGACTGTAAGGTCGTCACTGGAAATAGGTTCGGCAGGATTGCTTTCAGTAACGATTGCCCATTCTTCAGTATGCCCGTCATCTAAACCGCTATGCTTTTGTACAATGGTAGGAATACCCATCATAGCGGATTCGCGGTGAGGCATTCCCCAACCTTCGAAACGTGACGGCAGCACAACAACATCGGCACAGGAATAAACAGACGCCATGTCGATGACATCTTCTTCCCAAAATATAATGCGCGGATCTTTGTTAGTTGCCTTGGCCAGGCCGGTAACATCATCATTACCCGCCGCACGGCATTTGACAATCAAACGTACGTTCTGAATTCCTTTAGTCCAGGGTCCGAAAGCCTTATAAAATGCTTTCCAGGTCTCCATCCACCCCTTACGCGAAGCGCGGTCGGCAATAGTTAGGAAAGTGTAAATGTGGTTTTCATCCACGGTACGTAAGGGAAATGTGCCGTATTTCAGGGGGAAGGGTTTCGGATCGGTGCCGCCGTGAAGTACCGTGATTGGAATTTGAGGCAGTGCTTGGCGAAAAGTAATAGCATTCGCTTCGCAGGGTGTAAGGATTCGATCAACCTCGGCATAGTTGATTAGTTCGGCCCATTGATGAGGAATTTCAGAGCCTTCGGTCATGGTATACAACCAATGACGCTCCCCCGGAATACGTTCCAGTAAATAAGGAGGCATGCATGAAATTGTTAACTGGCTCCAGTCAACTCCAAGTTGTTGCCACATCCAGTCAGGCCTGTCAACGTCGCCGCAATACGTTGCGGAAACACTAACACCAGCACGCTGCAGTGCCTCGACTATTGAAGCACTGAAACGACCATAACCCTCGTATTTATTGTAATATCCGACCCAGTTAATATGCATCATTGTTGTCCGCGTATGTGGCGCATGGTAAGTGCCGCTCGGGCCATTGAGGCGCCTTTGAGCAATCCTTGTTCAACGCCTCGGTTAAAAGGTACGGAAAAATCCGTGCGATAGGCTCTAGTAAATCGGTGACCTTGCATAATTGTGAAAAGCCTGGACAACGCTGCATCGATATTATCATAGCCAGCGTCCTCATAAAGCCAGATGCTAAGGGTTTGAATATTAGACGCGACAGGAATTGCATCATCTCTAATCTGACCACCGTCACTTGTCATTATGCCTGAAACAACTAAAGCACACGGCTGTAACCAGCCCGAAGCATCGAATGCATCTGCTGTAGACGGATTTTCACGAGAAATCCCATCGCGTCCGGCACTGTGCTCGGTATGTACGCCGCCTGTAAGGATTGTCATAAGCGGCACATCGGCGAGCATGTATGCAGCGACTTCGGCTTCACGAGTCATTAGAGAAGGTCCAGTACCAGAATCAATAACGCGTCAACAAATTTTTCGTTTACTTCGCAACCGTATTTTTCTTTTATGGCCTTACGCATTGCCCCGTTAAGGCCCAGTTCTTCTATATCCTTATTCGGGCAAGTAATAAACTCTTGCGGAGACTTTACAGAAAGGGCACTAACGTCATCCATATTCTGCCATACGTGAAATTCAATAGTCTG